TTTCAGCTAGGGCTAATGAGCGAATGGACAACAATGTTTCGGCACTCCAGGAGTACTGGCAGGAGAAACATGGGAGTGGGGCTTGAATTATGAAAAGCAGTTTTTCGAGAAGCTTACTGTGTTAGCCAAGGTTTGTAGTTTCGATCTTGATACGATGATTTTTAGAGCCTATGACAGCTACCTTGCGCCCTACGGCTATGAGAAAATCTGTCAGGCGCTTGAGAAAATATTTACTACTCGTCGCACGCGAGATCCATTTCCCTCGATCAAAGAAATTTTAGATCAAATTTTACCTCCAACTGATTTTGAATCTGAAGCTAGAGAGGCGGCGGGAAGAATTCTGCAAGCTGTGAATCGATTCGGTTGGGTGAATCCTACAGAGGCATGCAAGTTCATTGGCGAGCTTGGCTGGCGTGCGGTGGAGCGATATGGTGGCTGGAATAGTCTTTGTCACACGATGACCGTTCAAAACACACCGATAATCCAAGCGCAACTGCGAGATATTGCTTTGGCTTCGCTAAAAAGGGCAGCTGCCGGTCTTGATAATCAAGCGCCATTGTTAAACGCTCGTGATCGGAATTTGTTGAGTGAAACAAAAAAACTTATCGACGGCTCCGACGATGAAAATACTGGTCATGCAAAATCACGCGACCATCTGGAGCTGTTATGAATAAGGCAAATGGATTTGCAAAATTGATTTTAGATCCAGTTCTTTCGGTTGATAATTCCACTTTGACTTCGGGTTTGAAAGCGGCCTATGAAGAGATTGATCGTTTGGAGGCAGAGATAAAGCGACTAAGGCAAATTGAAGATGAGGTGCGACTTCGGGAAAAAATCCTTTATGCCGAATGCAATCAGCTGAGAGAAGTGGTCGAAAAGGCGCATGCGATTCTGGCGGAAAAGAAGGAAAAGGAACCTTTCAGATTCTTGAATGATTTAAAATAGTTGTGGGGTCGGCTAAACAGGTCTTGACTTAGACCGTAATACAGGTCTATACTTGAGTCTGAATTTAGATCCAAACATGAGGTGCTAATATGAAACCTATTCGAATTGCCAAAAATATTGTTGCTCTGGGAGATTTTAAAGTTCATGCCTCGCAGTTTTTACGTGAGCTTAAGGAATCCCATTGTCCTGTGGTTATTACTCAAAACGGAAAACCCGCTGCTGTTCTAGTTACACCTGAAGAATTCGATTCTTTAAATGAACGTGGCCGGTTTATTGAAGCTGTTCAAGAAGGCTTGGCCGATGTAAAAGCTGGTCGAGTTTTTAGCCACCAGGAAGTTATGGGTGAATTAAAAGCTAAATATGGAACTAAAAAGAAAAAATGAAGATAATTTGGTCTGCACGTTCTCGCGAGGATCTTGATTTAATTGCTGCGTTTATTGCAAAAGACAATCCTGCTGGTGCCGAGCAGTGGATTTTAAAAATTGAAAAGAAGACTGAGCAGGCTGCTTCCCATCCCTTTGCTGGGAGAATCGTTCCAGAGTTTGAAGAAAAAAAGATTCGCGAGGTATTGTTAAAATCCTACCGAATTGTTTACCAAGTTTATTCGAAGCACATCGAAATTCTTACTGTATTTGAAGGTCATCGCTTGTTGGTGACCGCAAATGATGAAGCCGCAGAAGACAGCGAAGAATCCTAATTTCACCTTTCTCCAACATTAGGGCATCAATGAGCAGGTGCGGGCCTCATGGCGTTTACCCTATGCTTTAGGGAGAATGAGAATCCGCTATGCAAATGTCATTGAGTTTGACCCATCTCTTGAGCCCGCCGATGCGCTTGAGGAATATTTCTTAGAGCTCATCAATAACGGTGTCCCTGATCACATCGTTGAAGCCTTAAGAATCCACGGGCGCGTGATCCACACATATTTAAGCGACCTCGGAATGGCAACCGCAAGCTATGAGGTTGTCCGTGATTGAAGTTTCCTTTGATACCGCAAAACTAAAAGACCTATTACAGGCTAAGGCCGTCACGGTTATTAAGAAGGCGAGTGTTCACGCGATCAACACCACCATGATTTCACTTAGAACACGCGTGAAGAAGCGCCTGAGTGATGAGCTCGGCCTTAAACAAAAAGATATTTCAAAGCGATTAAATGTTGTTAAGGCCACGCAGACAAGGGCGGTCGGAACCCTTCGCATATTTGATAAGGGCTTTCCCCTTGTGCAGTTCACACCACGAAAGGTGACCATTCAAACATCACGCGGCCCGCGAAAGGGCGTGTCTGTACTCATTGGTGGGGTAAGGCAGGTCGTGCCCACGGGATTCTTAATCACACTTAAGTCTGGCAAAAAAGGAATCTTTGAGCGTGTGGGTAATGAACGCCTGCCCATTCGTCAGCTGTTTTCTAGTGCGCTTGAGGAGCAGCTTAAAAAAGGCAGCCTACTCACTGAGCTCAATGACTACATGCTTGACGGTTTTAGAAAGAATTTTGAAAGAGACTTTGAATTTTACTCTAAGCGCGAAGGGGTAAGGGCCACGGGTCCTTCCTCGGCTTAATGAAATACGGGTGGGGAGCGCCCGGCATTTTTCTAGTGACAGGGAAAATTTTGGGTAGCCAGTAGCCACCCTATAAAATGAGGCAAAGTGGAATCAGTAGAACTACCAAAGAAATTTGAAGTCTGGGAAATTGAAAAGCTAAAACCTTATCAGAAAAATCCCCGTACGCATTCTGAAGATCAAATAAAACAAATTGCAAATTCGATTGAAGAGTTTGGATTTACAAATCCAATCCTAGTTGACTCGCAAGCCGGAATCATCGCGGGTCACGGAAGATTGATGGCTGCGAATATTCTCGGCATGAAAGAAGTTCCAGTTATTGTTTTAGATCATCTCACTCCTTCTCAAAAACGTGCCTACATCATTGCAGACAATCGCCTCGCTTTAAATTCTGGGTGGGATGACACTTTACTATCAGAAGAATTAAAAGCTCTTGAGCTTGATGGATTTGATTTATCGGTTTTGGGATTTCAAGATTCGGAACTCGATGAACTTCTTGACGGGGAAGAAGATACGGGAGCCGACGGTACAAGTGAAAACGAAGTGCCAGAGGTTCCAAAAATTCCTAAAACAAAACTAGGACAAGTTTTTAAGCTTGGAGATCACCGTCTTCTTTGTGGCGATTCTACAAACATGAGTCACGTTCATAATCTTATGGGTGGAGAAAAAACTGACCTTGTATTTACTGATCCTCCATATGGGATGAGTTATGGCGGGGGAAGGCAGCCTGGGAATCATGTCCTTGATAAAAATGGGATTGTGAAAATCAAAGCTCACGGCATGATTCTTAATGACGATAAAGTGGGCGCTGATCTAATAAAACTTGTTCAAGAGGCCATTCAGTGTGGTGTTACCTTTAAAAAACCAAGTGCTGGGGTGTACGTTTGTTTTACCTGGCGCACATTTTCGGAATTTGAAAAGGCCCTGATTAAAAGTTCCCTTAAACCAAAAGCCTGCATTGTTTGGAATAAAAAATCTATTGGCCTTGGGATGTCTCACTATAGGCCCCAGCATGAATTTATATTTTATTGTGACGGTGAGTGGCTTGGGGGAAAAGACGAATCAGATGTTTGGGAGATGAGCCGAGGGAATACGTCAGAGTATGTTCATCCGACACAAAAACCAGTGGAACTTATCGAGCGCGCCATTAGAAATAGCTGTAAAAGAGATGGTATTGTTTTAGATCTTTTCGGTGGTTCGGGTTCAACGCTTATCGCCGCTGAGAAGACAAAACGTAAAGCAAGGCTCATGGAGCTTGATCCCAAGTATTGCGACGTGATTATTGCTCGGTGGGAAAAATTCACGGGCCAAAAGGCGGTGCTTCTAATGCCAGGTAAAACGGTGCCTGCGCCTCTTGTTAAAAAAAAGAAATAATTAAATGAAGCTCTTAGGTGTAAGGGAGTATGCCAGGCACAGAGGGGTGACCCACCAGGCGGTTCAAAAAGCGATTCAGATGGGTAGAATTTCTGCCACAAAAGATAAAGACGGAAATCCTAAAATTAATCCGATAACGGCTGATAAAGAATGGGAACAAACAACTGACCCCTCAAAGCAAAGAAATAATGAGGGCGAGGATTCCTCGTCAAGTCAAAGTTATCTCAAAGCGCGTGCTGTTAGAGAGACATATCAAGCAAGAATTGCAAAACTAGAGTTTGAAGAAAAAACCGGAAAACTTATTGATGCCGAGAAGGTGAAGCTTGAGGCATTTGAAGTTGCTCGAATTGTCAGGGATGCTCTTTTAAATATTCCAAATCGAATTTCAAATGAGCTTGCCGGGGAACCAGACCCCGTCAAGGTTCATAAGCTTTTAAGTCAAGAAATCACACGGGCTCTTGAGGAATTAGTGCGTGCAAACAGACGATAAGCAGATTTATTCTGAATTATTTTGGGAAGGCTTTACTCCTGATCCAATATTGACTGTTTCAGAGTGGGCTGACACTCATCGCATTTTATCTCAAAAGTCATCTTCAGAACCAGGCCAGTGGCGAACAAGTCGCACTCCGTATTTAAAAGAAATCATGGATTGCCTCTCATCATCGTCAATGGTTGAAGAGGTTGTTTTTATTAAGGGCGCTCAAATTGGGGGGACAGAAGCAGGAAACAACTGGATGGGCTATATTATGGATCATGCCCCTGGTCCTATGATGGCCGTACAACCAACAGTAGAGCTTGCAAAGAGAAATTCAAAGCAGCGTATTGCTCCTCTGATTGAAGAATCTCCAAGACTGAAAGGTAAAGTTAAGGAGGCTCGTTCAAGAGATTCCGGTAACACCATTTTAGAAAAAGATTTTCCTGGCGGGAGACTGGTTATGACGGGAGCAAACTCTGCTGTGGGTTTAAGGTCAATGCCAGTTAGATATTTATTTTTAGACGAGGTGGATGCTTATCCAGGGGATGTGGATGGTGAAGGTGAGCCTGTAGAATTGGCCAGAGCTCGTACTCGAAGCTTTGCTAGGAAAAAAGTTTTCTTAGTTTCAACTCCGACACTGTCGGGCCGGAGCCGCATCGAAGCTGCCTACGATGCCAGTGATAAAAGGCGTTACTTTGTGCCTTGTCCCTATTGCAATGAATTCCAATTTCTAAAATGGTCACAGATCAAATGGCCTGATAATGAGCCAGAAAAAGTTGTCTATATTTGTGAGCATTGTGAAAAGGATATTGAAGAACACCACAAAACCCAAATGTTTTTAAAAGGCGAGTGGCGAGCAGAAACCCCTGGCGTGAGATCGGGCAGGGTTGCAGGTTTTCACATTAATTCTCTATATAGCCCTCTGGGGTGGTTTTCCTGGCGAGAGGCTGTGGAGCTTTGGCAAAAATCCCAAAGTAAACCTGAAATGCTAAAAGGTTTTATTAACACCGTTCTTGGGGAAACTTGGAAAGATAAAGGCGACGCTCCTGATTGGCAGAGGCTTTATGATAGGCGTGAAACTTATGCCATCAATAAAATCCCCGCTCCTGGTATTTTTCTTACTGCAGGTGTCGACGTTCAAAAAGATAGACTTGAGGTTGAAGTCGTCGCGTGGGGAAAGGACAAACAATCGTGGTCTATCGATTATCGAGTAATCTCTGGCGATAGTGCAACTGAACTTCCTTGGAAAGAACTTGATAAAATTCTTATGGAAGAATGGCTCCATGAATCGGGGCATTACTCATTAAAAATTCAAATGCTTGCGGTAGATTCAGGCTTTAACACCCAACACGTCTATAACTGGGCAAGAAAGCATCCCATGAATCGGGTTATGGCTGTGAAAGGGATAGATGGCGCGGCCCTTATGGTGGGCCAACCTAGTACGGTGGATGTCACTGTTCTCGGGAGAAAGATAAAGCGTGGCTTTAGAGTTTGGCCCGTAGGTTCAAGTATTGTCAAAAATGAGCTTTATTCTTGGTTGAGGCTTGATCGACCTGTTGATGACGGCGGTGAATTCCCGCCAGGGTTTTGTCATTTTCCGCAATATGGTGATGAGTTTTTCAAACAATTAACGGGTGAGCAGCTCGTTGTTAAAATTATCCGTGGCTATCGAAAATATGAGTGGGAAAAAATCAGAGATAGAAAC